GAACCTTGCGTTCTTGCTGGAAGTCCAGAAGGAGGAGTGGTGCTCGATCCATTCTTTGGCTCTGGCACTGTTGGAGTAGTAGCCAAGAAGAATAATAGAAAGTATATTGGAATAGAACTCAACCCAGAGTACGCTCAAATTGCAGAGAAACGATTGTCTATGGTACAGTAAAGGACTGCTGACGCGTTTCTTATCCTTTCACGTCAGCGTAAGTAGCCCCGCTTCGGCGGGGCTTTCTTATTTATCAGTTGAATAGAAGCCTGATCCTCGGAAGGCAATCGGGGGCGAGGACCAGACTCTATTCATCATTTCGCCACACGAGCAGAAGGGGTTGCTCGCTTCAGCGTGGATAGACCTATCAACTTCGGAGGTTAGCTGACAGGTCGGACACTTGTATTGATAAATCACTGATAAGGACTTTCGCCACCAAGATTATTCTGTAATCTGCGTAGAGAGTTCTGACATCTACGATCGGCAGTAGAGGTAGCACACTCTAGATAGGTAGCTAACTCTTGGAGAGTAAGGTTCTCGTGGTATCTCTTGATGAGAATATCTTTGTCCATCACATCTAGTTTGAGGTACGCCTTCTTGATGTCAATGAGTGTGGCGAGCAGGTTGCCACCTTCAGCAGGAGCAGACTGCTTCTTTGGCTGACCATCGTTGATGAGGTTCTGTGCCTGCTCTAGCACTGTGTTATCTACAACGGAGGCGATAACGTGGGGGAGAAGCTGAGCGATTACTACTGTGTCATAGAAGGCTTCATCTCCTGGTTTATATCCGCTACGGATAGCCTTCTCTTTACGAGCGTAGCGCTCGCAATGTCGTCTCATCTGCCACGCAATACGCTTCTCGTTGATAACTCTCTGTACTGTATTCTCTTCATTGAGAAGGTTATCAAGGTGTTCTGTGCGCGATAAGTACCACGAGTAACACTCTTGAACTATGTCTTCTCGGTCCACATAGCCACGAAACCTACGACAGATAGTCGTGGTTACACTAGATGCGATGTCAGGTATTGCGGGATGTATCGTACTCATTGGCTCTCTTATTCATCTCTTCAACGTAACGGGCAGCCTTCAATCTCTTCGCTTCTTGTATCTTTTTACGGCGTAGCGCCGCCTTGTACCACGAATACTTCTCAGTCAACCTTCTCCAACCTCCGTGATAATTCTGAAATCTTTTTCATACACGCAACAAACAAATCCATTTTCTCTAGGTCAGTAAATACCTGTGGCTTACGAATAATGTCAGCGTAGTGCTGGCAGTAAGCGCAAGTCGGAGACTCTGGACAGGTGGACATAAATAATTCTGCCCATTTATCGTGCATTGATTTACTATACATCTGGTAACTCAGGCCATTTCTGGAGGTAAGCAATAACATTTTCCATAGGGATATTATACTTCTCGATATGCCCAAGAACTAGATTACACGCACCACAAAGCAAGTCTCTTACCTGACCTGATTTATGACAGTGGTCAACTGATAAAACTCTAGTAGTTCCATCAACTTTCTTTCTAGTCTCTGGTCTTTTACAGATAGCGCATAAACCATTTTGCTTTTGGTTCATCTCTTCATACTGCTCAATGGTAATGCCGTATCTCTTTTTGTAATGTTTATCCCGATAGGCAGTTGGATTTTTAGCAAGCCAAGCAGCATTGTATTTACGTCGCAATGCTTTCTTTTCTGCTTCAGGTAGGTCTGCTCTCACTTGACCTCTCCTGCGTACTTGTACTTCAAGTCAGTAGTATCAAGTTTGTAGATAGTTTGATGAAACATCAGAGGCTGAGTAGGATCATCGCTATTTTCTATAGCCTCAACAACATCAAAATTTACATAAGGTATATGAACTTCAGTGGGTAAATAGTCTGGAAGGTTGATTACTCTTCCATCTTCCCTGCCATTGTGCAATTCTTCTCTAATCATTTGTCGTCACCTGGGAGTTCGGGCCACTTGCGGTCCAATACCATAATTGCAATAGCAGAATAGTTCATCAAATCTACAAAGGAATCTCTCAAGGATTCGTTGGAGGGGTGAGCGCCGCTATCGAGGAGATTATTGATGCGAGCAATTTTGTCCCACATCCGCACTCGGAGTCCATTGAGTGCGCCACCTGGACTGTGAGCGATGTTTTTCGGACCGTAATCGTGATGCTTTCTGAGCAAGAGCGAGCCTGCTGTGTCATAGATTCTCCAGACATCTTCGACAAACTGTCCACTTACTTTCTTGCTGGCATCGGTTGACAGGTAATAGTCCCAGCCTTGTAATCTATCGCTACTATTATCATCCCCATATCCATCAATAATCTTGCTGCCTCTTGGAGAGACTGGTTCTTGTTCACTCACTTGACTCCTCCTACTAGGTTGGCTGTTGCTTCTTTTCCATTCACCAGATAGAAGTCTGTTATGTCCATACCTGGTGGTAATTGTACGATTTGTGAGTTCGTAACCTCACCTGCGACACGCCTAGAGAACTCTGCTCCTGGGTTGGTGCCATCATCTTTCACATCATTGTCTCCGAGAATATACACAACATCAAAGCCACCGAATAGTTTGGGATAGAAAGGTTTCCACGCCGCTACTCCAGGTACTCCTACTGCTGGTACACCACAGACTGCATCCATAATAATCGCATCGAACTCACCTTCACAGATGACGATGCTCTTAGTTGCAGACATTGTAGCTACAACATTGAACAGGTGAGTCTTCTGTCCTACAGGTGAGCCATACTTTGGCTTGCCATCATCAAGCCTGCGGAACTTGAAACCTACACATAAATCTAAAGCGGTGAAGTAGGGTATGGAAATCCAACCCTCATATCCTTGATGCCCTTCTATCGGATCTGTGATAGTTCCTAGTCGGTAGCGAGCTGCTACCTCTTCAGATATTCCACGTCCTGCGAGATAGGCTAGAGCCTCGTCGCTTATTGCCTCCGCGTAATGGTGAGCTGCCTCCTGTAACGATTTCGCCTGCTCTTGCGAGAGCATCTTTGAACCCCACATTCTCTAATTCCATTATGACATTGACTGCATTGCCACCCTTGCCACAGGTGTGACAGTAATACAGGTTGTTATATGTATCGATGACTGCACTCTCGCGAGAGTCATCGTGCATACAACAGCGCACCGATACGTTGCGCCCTTCTTTTACTTCTCCTCCAAAGTGCCTAACTACATCTGCTATGGAGATTGAGTTTGCATCTGAGTTGGTCTTTGACCTCTTCGCACGAACCACCCTGGACCAGTCTTGTGCTGGCATCCGCAGTCTCCTTCACACTTCTCGTGAAACTCTTTGGCTAGGTCAGTCTTACCAATGGTGTTGTGATGACCTGCCCAACAACAGCTACTGCAGATCATACTTGCCATCCAGTACTGCCAGACCAAGCAGGTTCTACATACGGGACGTAATCCTCTGCTACCTTCTTTGCAAGTTCTACATCTTCAAGAACCAAGTTGATAATCTTTGCTGCCCCATTACCAGCAACACCTGGTGACATCATTATAGAAACTATTTCATCAATTAGATTGTTCATCTTCTTCTCTTTCTTCTTCCTTCTCTTCTACCTCAGTCGGTTCCTCTGGTAGTGGTACATCTTCACTCGTCCAAATCTTGGATGTCGTTATCTGTCCTTCTGGCACTGGCATCATCTACTCCTAACTCTTCGGCTATGTTATTGACCCACTCTGATAATGTTTGTATTACCCACGCATCTGCGATGCTGGCATTTCTGCGTTTGACTATGACGAAGGCTGGTGGGGTGACGGGTAGTCCACGAGCCTTCGCATAGTTGGCTGCCTCAGTCTGAGCTTCTGCCCAGAACTGCGGAAGATTGATTGACTTACGGTTCTTACACTCCAGAATATAGGTCTGACCTGCGATTATGGTAACGATGTCACCTTCATCATTAGATCCCGCCTTGGCTAGGCGCTCGGCGAAGTGTCCCAGTTTCCTCAAGTATTTCATTACATCCGTCTCAAACTTGGAACCCTTAGCCTTATTGTATGAACTCACAAAGCCCTCGCTAAGTTAGAGTTATAGACCATCCTGCCGTAAGCATCAGCGTCAGATATTTGGCAGGTGGCAAAGTTTACGAATAAACCTGCCCAATCCTTGCCATCAACTGAATGCTTTCCGAAACGATTCTTTACGGCTGCAACCCTAAGCGTATGCTCAAACGGGTTGTAACCCAGCGTGAGTATCAGAGCTGGTAGTTGAGATACCTTACCTTGGATTGCTCGTCGGTGCGGTGGCTCAGTCATAGATCCGTACTCAGTCTGCTCTGATACGTGATGCAGAACAAGCACGCAGGCTTCTGTCTTGCGTGCCATATCGTGTAGCTCCACCATTATCTGGCGTAAGCCTGCCCACTCATTATCAGATTCAGCGATGACATTCATCAGGTTATCTACGACTATCAACTGTGGTGCGATGCCATAGAGTTCAATATAGGCCTTTACCTCTGCCTCAATATCATCAAGGTTTGGTGATGAATCAAAGACCCACTGTATGTGTGATATAGCCTGTAGATTTTCTTCATAAGCATCAGGATTGATACTCATTTGATTCTCTACAGTCTCTTGGGTGTGACCTGCTAGATGTGCTGCAGCACGCAACATCACCGTAGCAGTATCAGTATCTGCAGAAAAGAACAGAGTAGGCACCTTGGCCTTGATAGCATAGACAAGAGCGAACATAGACTTTCCAGCGTTAGGTGCAGCGGCAACCATACACACTTGACCACGCCGAAACTTTATGCCTTTAGTATCTAAGTCTTTCCACACAGTCGGAAGTGGCTGCGCCAATGTATGGGCAGTCTTCCAAGCGCGGTCTAACCTAAGCACTTTCCTCCCGTCGTATTACTATTCTTCTTTGTTTTCTTATCTGCTTTCGATGTGCCTCTGTAAGGCCACCCCAGATTCCGTAACGCTCGTTATGGATACCCCATTCTGCACACTCAGCTTGATGGATACACTTACCACATATACTTCTAGCGAAGTAAGTCTCAGGTTTTGTCCCTTGTCCTGGTTATGGAAACCAGAAGTCACCACCTGATTGAGCGCAGAGAGGATCCTCGAATTCACGAGGCTCTCGCATTGGGTCATCGGACCCAGATAGTTTGGCACTTGTCAGTAGCACCCTTTGGTGCCTGACACATATAACCTTTCCAAGGACCCTTAGCACTTACGCCTTCTTTGTAAGCCATTGGTCCGTGTTTGCAGACATTAGCGCCACCTTGTGGCGCAGGTGCAGATGCTACTGGCGCAGCAGCACGTACGGGCGCAACAGATGGAGCGCCTGAGAATGATTGGCTAACGCTTCCAATGAGGGCAGAAAAGTCCTGCGCTGCAGCAAGCAGCGATTCCAGTTCCTCCTTATTCGCAGCGTACAAATTGATAAGAGTTCCATCTGGTGATTTGAAATTCACCTGGAACTTTGTTGACTCTGGTGCAGCCATTATTTATCTCCAGTCTTTTTGACGGAAAGCCTTGCGCTTTCCTTCCCTTGTTTCATCGGCACAAAGCCTAGTGCTTTCTCCACTGCTTCCTTGTCGATGGTATTACTCTGAACAGTAGACCACTTGATCTCGTATCCAGTAGTAGTAACTCCAGTTTTACCAAGCAACTTATCGCGTAGTGCTTGTTTCTTTTCTTCTAATGTTTTTATTTCGGTGTCTATCTGCGTGTAATGTAGCGCATCCATCGCAGCTTCAAAGTCATCAAGCTGAGGTAACTCAGACTTGGTAAGTCCTTTTTTTATACCAACGCATCCCATCTCACCAGAGGCATCATAGAATTTGCAGTAGCTTTGACAGTAGCTCTCGTGTCTTTCAGGCGCGGGAGCGTCAGTCATAGTCCGAATCGCTGCTAACCAATTCAGAGCCTCTAGTGCGATGGCTTCGTCATAGGGTTCGCTGTGAACTAGGATGTCACGCTCGTCCCCATCACGAGGTATGGCTACAAGATTCACGTTCTGGACCTTCCCCAAGCCAGACTTAGAGATCAGGTAGCCATAGACTTGTACTTGCCAGCGTTGCTGTTCTGACGGAAAGTAAGAAAGGTTCTTGACTTTCGTAGTCTTCCAGTCA